AAAGCCAACCGAGCCGAACACCTGGATGGCGCCATGGGGCAAGTCCCGCGCGCACATGATCGGGTGGATGTGCAACAAGGCGGCAGCAAACGACGGCCAGACCTTTGCAGAAGTGGTCGCGAATGCCGCGAGGGATTTCGTCCGATCGTTCCTGATATCGCCGAGCCGCGCGACGCCAAAGCATTCAGGGGTCGTCGACAATTGGGTCGGGGCACTCTTGGAAGCTGGCGTCTATCTGCCGCGCTTCGATACGCCGGACATTCTTGAACATCTGTCCACCGCTGCGCTGGCAAGACACTGTGATGCGGTGGGTGAGCCGCGCGGCAACAAGGCAAAGATGGTCGAGCGGCTCGCCGGCATGTTGCCTGACTGGCTTCCAGATGGCGCTCCATTCGACTCTGCGGCCCGCGACCCGCAGGTCGATTACGACAATCCGACAGGAGAACCTACCGATGAAGATTGAAAAGTTCCGGGCGGCGCTCCGGAAGGCCAGGGGCGAAAAGTCCCTTCAGGACGTCCAGGCTGAGATCGGGATCAACTCGTCGACACTCAGCCGGATCGACCGCAACCAGACACCGAGCATTGAGACGTTCGAGGTCCTGTGCGGGTGGATGAAGGCGAACCCGATGCGGTTCCTCGAAGTCAAGCAAAGGAAAGAACGCGATGGCGAGGATCGGCCGTAACGAGGACAAATGGTCGCCGGAGGACGAGCAGCTTCTGCGAGAACTCTGGTACGCGAAGCCGCAAATATCGACTCGCCAGATATGCATCCGGTTCGGCCGGTCGAAATCCGGGATTACCGGCAAGGCGCACCGGCTTGGCCTAAAGCGGCGTGACAGTCCGATTAAGCCACGGGCCGTCGGTGGGGATGCGGTTCCGCAGCCGGAGCGCGTCGAAGTGACGTCCCTTCCGCCGCTTGCCAGTCTGGTGGTATCTGGGCCGGCATCGGTCCCGGCAATCGATCTCGCGGAACTCAGCGCGACGATCCTGCCGTTTGGTCCGCCTCGGGAGTTCGTTCCTCCCCGACGCAACCAATGTCTGCGGATGTTCGAAACCGATCAACCGCTCGTCTGGCGCCAGTGCGACGGAACGATTGTGCGCCGAGGATCGTACTGCGATGAATGTCGGGCCGTCGTCTATATGGAGATTCGGCCAGATGACCGACGTCGAGCCTGACCGGGAAGCGGTCCTGCGGGCGCTGGCGGAGCCGCCGATCAATCAGGCGGTGATCCGCCTCCTGTCCTGGCAGGTCAATAGGCTGCGGCGGATGTCCGATCTCCTGACGACCCTCATCCGGGTCAATGCTGCCGAGCCGCCGCCCGCCGTCCTCCGGGACATTGTCGACAGGCGCGCCGACGACGTTGAGCCGAATACCATGATGGTGTTCGTCCGGTCGGCCCTCGCGTGGTTACCGGAGGAAGCCGACCAGCAGATGGAACCCGCACCGCTCGTCCGGGACGCCGGAGAAGCTTCCGCCGAGGGTCCAGTCGATCCAGCGCCGGAACCGGGAACGACCGTGGCGGAACCGGAGGCGGAGCAGACCAGCGCGGCCGATGCTAATCTGCAGGTTCCACCGGTTACGTCTGAACCGCCGATCATCGGTCTACCGCATGTCGAATACTATCAGGCTCCGCCGAGCATGCCTTCGGCGCAATCCGGGGGTGGCGAAACCGGCGATGCGTTCTTCGACGCCAACGGACGCCTTGCTGCATACAAGGCCGACGCGGCTCCGGCTGCAGAAACGCCGAAACCGAAGCGCGGAAAGTTCGACGAGAATGGGCGCCGCTACGTGGATTTCGAGCAGGCGGTCCGGAAAGCCTCGGAGTGGGGCGTCCCGTTCGTTTCCTGGAAGGACCTCCGGGACCTTAACCGGAAGGCGGAACGGCTCGGCCTTTCGGGGTTCGCCCAGGCTCCGGGCCGCGATGCGTAAACGAGACAGCATGCCAGTCCCGATGGTTCCGTACGTTCCGGCGGGGCCGGCTGCGATCCTATCCGCGCTGCGCGGATGTCCTGGCCTGAGTCGTCCGTCAGGCTCGGCGGTGATTTGTCATTCAGGCAATCGTTCATAACCGCCGCATCCTACCCTCGTCGGTTCGGGCAACGGGCCGGCGGGGGGATTTTCGACGCCTGGACATCGGATCAGGACAGCAGATGAGCAAAACGTATGCGGTCGTCCCAGCGGGGATGCCGGAACCACTCAGCCAGTCAGGCGTCCAAGCCGCCATGATGGCCTATTACGCAGCGCTCAACGACCGCGTCCCGGCCGCCGCCCAATGGCCGTGGCCCGAATTGCCGGAATCCCGGAAGGCAGAACTCGAAATAGGAATCAGGGCCGCGATCGCCGCTTATCTGCGGATGACGGCTGGGCGTCCGGCGTGAAGCGTCCCGGCATCCACGATATCCGGTGCCCATACTGCGGACGCCGCGCCGACTTCCTCGAATCGTCCGCGCGCCTGTATGGCCGGGACTACGGTCCCGTCTACGCCTGCCTGCCGTGCCGGGCATGGGTCGGATGCCATGATGGGACGACGAATCCGCTCGGCACGATGGCCGATGAACACTTGCGAGGGATGCGGCGCCGCGCCCACGAAGCGTTCGACCCGATCTGGCGCCTGAATGCGATGTCGCGCCGATCCGCCCACAAGTGGCTGGCAGATCAGATCGGCGTCGAAGCGCGGGACTGCCATATCGCGATGATGGACGCAGACCAGTGTCATCTCGTCGAGGCAGTGGCGATGCGGTGGCGCGAGGAAGGACACATGAAGCCGAAGGCATCCCGGGCCGATCGGCGCGCGGAGCGGCGCGAGAAGGCCGCTACGGCGACGCCGCCGGACCTCAACCGGGCAAACCCGGACTGCCGGGCCTGCGGCGGGCGCGGCCTGGGAGTCGCGATGGTCGACGGGACGGACGATAAAGGGCGTCGTCGCGGCTGGACCGTTCGGCTAGCATGTCCGGCATGCCGCGCGTCTTCCGCGTCGGATGCCGATCACAAAGGGAACCATGATGGCACGAAAGAAGGCGGTTCAGCAGACAGCCGAAAAGAACGATAGACCTTGGCCGGCTTCGGAAGTCCACATCGTCGACATCGCGAAGTTGGTTCCGTATGCGAGGAACGCACGAACCCATACGCCGAATCAGATCGCCCAGATCGCCGAATCGATAAAGAGATTCGGGTTCACGATTCCGGTCTTGGTGGCTGAAGACCGAACCATCATCGCTGGACACGGGCGCGTCCTGGCGGCCAAGGAACTCGGATTAGCCGAAGTTCCTGTTATGATCGCCATCGGGTGGACCGATGCAGAGCGGCGAGCGTACACGATCGCCGACAATCAGATCGCTCTTAACGCCGGTTGGGACCAGGATATACTGATCGCAGAACTGACCGATCTCGGCGGATTCGGGTTCGATCCTGGAAGCATCGGATTTTCGCCGGAGCAATTCTCCGCGCTCGGCCTTCCGGGCGGCAATTCCGGAAACGGCCTTCAGGACACTTCCACGCCAGGGTTGCTTTCCGCGTCCTTCGGCGTCGTCCCGTTCTCGGTCCTGAGCGCTAGAGATGGCTGGTGGCAAGACCGCAAAGCCGCATGGATCGCCCTCGGCATCCAAAGCGAAGAAGGTCGAGAGGTTGATCTTCTGAATCTCGCGGCGTCCGTCAAAAGGCAGCAGGCGTATACCGAAATCCGCAAGTCGAAGCAGAGCAAGAGGGCTGCTCAATGACATCCAGCGAATCCGACAGCCGTCCACCGAAGTACATGACGAACCCCGGGCTGCTGCTCGGTGGAGTTCCGAATTACAACAACAATCCGTCGGCAATGACCCGGACGTCAATTTTTGACCCGACGCTCTGCGAACTTCTGTATCGCTGGTTTAGTCCACCAACCGGCGTTGTGGTTGATCCGTTTGCGGGTGGATCGGTGCGCGGGATCGTGGCGGCAAAGCTGGGTCGCCGATATTTCGGCGTTGACCTGAGCGCAAGGCAGATTGCAGCTAATCGGAAGCAGGGCAAGGATATTTGCGGCGAGAATCAACCCTCGTGGTTTGTTGGCGACAGCCGAAACATCAAAGCCATCCTCGGGAACATCACCGCTGATTTCATCCTGTCCTGCCCGCCATACGGCGACCTAGAGGTTTACAGCGATGATCCTGCGGACCTCTCGAATATGGACTACGGGGAATTCATCAAGGCGTACCGGGAGATCATTCGCGAAACGGTTTCCATGTTGGCGCCAAACAGGTTTGCCGCATTCGTCGTCGGTGACTTCCGGGACGCATCCGGGTATTACCGCTGCTTCCCAGAACACACAGTTCAGGCTTTTGTCGACGCCGGAATGGGCCTCTACAATAACGCGGTATTGGTCACACCGGTTGGGACACTGGCGATCCGCGCCCGCAGGGCATTCACGAAGTCTAGGAAGCTTGGGAAGACGCATCAGAACGTCCTGATCTTTTGCAATGGCGATCCGACCGTAGCGACCGAGGCTTGTGGGCCGTGCGATTTCGGAGACTTCGACGTCGGCACGGAAGCCAAAGGCGACCAGGACGACTCACCGGAAAACGCTGATGACGATTCTGCGTTCGGCGAGCGTTTCTGATTAAGGCTCCGCCGGTCCGGTGACGTTCCAGAATAGGACCCGGCCGGGGCCGTGGTGCGCCTTACAGACCTCCCACGCCTTGGCGTCATAATGCGGATCGCTGGGGAATGGCGTCACATTGCGGACGGCCCAATCATAGGGTTTGGGATAGACGTGGATCGTGGCCCCCGCCACATCGGCGTCCGACAATTCCCTGCCGACCTGAACCGCGTGCATGCGGGCGTGCGGCCAAGCGGCACGAAGCGCCCTAGCCAGAACCCCGGAACCTGCAGCGCACCAGACTTCGTCCGGACATGCGTCTGTGCTGCGTGCCGCCCTGGCAATGATGTCGATCGCTGCCGGCGTATCTGCTCCGAACGGGAGGGCGGTTGCGCCCCTGGCGGCACAGTACGCCCTAGCCCTGGCCTGGACGACCGAAAGGTATCCCGGCGATACCAACAGGACCTTGGCGCCAAGCCGTTTCGCCATCTTGGTCCGATCGTGCGGCGTTATGCGTTTCGCGACAAAAATGGTGGCTCGCTTGCCCGTCGCCGCGGCGGCATGCGCGAGGGCCGTCTGGGCTCCGCCCTGCGCTGGACTTGCGTAAACGAGTTCGTCCGCCGAATCGAAAAGCGGCACGAAGACTCGCGCCTTCGTACCGCCTGGGTATTCATCATCCCGGACGACCGCGATCCCGTCGTGCGTCCTGACAATAGGCTTCACCGATAGCTCTCCGGGACGATGTAGTTCTTGCCTTCTGGCGTCATGGCGTACACGGCGGC